ATCTTATTTTCAATTCGTTTGAGAGTAGATTGTTGGCGTATTTTATTTCAACACGATAACAATGAGCTATATCAGTTAGACATACCAATTTCTGTTTATCAAAAGCTCAAGGTAATATTAAGAGAGGAGGTAAAAGAGAGTGTCCACTAAACATATAATAATACTCAAGACAGGTTTTCATGTAGCCTTTGATCATGCTAAAGATATTGATTGGGAACATGTTAGAGCTATTATACACGACAATACTGTTGAAGTATCGCAAGCTAGATGGGATGGAACAAACTACGAAATGCTTTGTGACGAAAACGCATTAAGTAAAAATAATGCTCAATTAAATCAAAAAGCTACTATGGCATATCGAGATTATTGGAATAGTTATAGTCAGAAACATCCAGAAGATGCTCGTGATACTAATGATATCAATAGACGAAATATCTACGGAAATGTAGTATTAGTCGATACAAAACTGTTATCACAATGGTAACGATTATTGTATTATGGAATATTTATTAATAGTATTTATATTAAGTCTTATGTAGTTATAGCTCGGACGAGAGGAGGTTATGATGACGTAACTAACTCAAATCCATCAGGCGGTTTGCTCCTTGATACTTAGCTTTACCGCCTGGTGCTAGAAAGGAGAATATGGTAAAAAAAATTGGTCCATTAGAAAAAAGACCTGGAATGTTACAAGTAACTAAAAATATGTTATTTACTTATCAAGATATAGAGAATGCTTGTATCGAATTAGGTTACGATAATCATAAAATGTTCGATAAACTTACAGGTTTTCCTAACACTAAAAATAAATGCGTAGGAGTATTACAAGATGACGAAGTTAAAAGTTAAATTTAATATGAGAGTTCCTTGCGAAATCGAATTAAATGTAGTCGATGAGAAAGAATTTAATGCAAACAAGGAATCTTTTATACAAGCTTGTCAAGATAACGATACAGCACAAGTAATTGTTTCTGACTATATCGAAGAATATGGTATAGAATCAGTTGCAGATACTTTTTATAAAGATGATCTTAATAGGGAGGTAGAGAATGTTTATAAAGTCACAGACGAAAAGGGTAATGTCTTACTTGAGCAAAATCAAAAGTAAATTCGATATATGGTCTTTATATTATAGACGTGAAATAGTTTTATTCTTGTTAGGTTTTATAACTGGTATAATCTTATTCTAATGGATATAATTATCTATAATGATGGTCTTTATCAATTAATACAAGTTACAGAAAAAATGTTAGAAGATGTTGTAATATTGCAAGATTTATCTTGTTATGATCTTTGTGACATTTTAAGATTAAAGTTAACAACTTATGTAGAATCCATGAATATTCATATGATGAATAATGGTAGTGGTAATTTTATAGGATGTATGTGTTAGTTTAGAATGATTATAAAAAAGAGAAATTTTACAAAAGAAGTTATGGATAAACCTGTATCGGATGTAAATGTTTATTATACAAAAGGTGATGGAAAGATTAGGAAAATAAAATTGAAGACTTTGATTAGAAAATTAAATAAAATATCATATACACGAAGATGGTATCAAACTATTAGACAAGCGCAGAAAGACTTAGAAAGGATAAAATGACATTTAGAAGTAAAAAGAATCAAAAATCATTTGTACACTATTTTTATAAAATACCTAACACTCAGAATGGTAGGTATTTTATACTATTATTAAGACAATTTTTGAATAAAGACAGATACAAGATAAGAGTAAAAGGTCGTGGTACACGTAAATATCATGGCAATGGTCAAAATCTACCACTTAAATATGCTGAACACTTCGCTGTTTATATAGATACAAAGACCTTCGATCAAAATAATCCAGCTTATTATTTTCAAAAAGATTATCAAGTACGTTGTAAATTAAGAGAATTAAGAGATGAAATAACTAAATTGTTAAAATGATTACATTCGAATATGGTTTATTAATGTTTTTCTATAATATTGGCTGTTTATTAATTGGTCTATTAATTGCTTATTTTATTATAAATAGAAGAAAATGAATATTTTTTATTTAGACTTTCATACTGATAAGTGCGCCGAGTATCATTGCGATAAGCACGTAACTAAAATGATTGTTGAATACGCACAGTTGCTCTCTACTGCTCATAGAATTTTAGATGGCGAGGAAGAAAGTCGAGTATCTACGAATGGTAAAACTATGGTTAAATATTGGGTTTTACCTGACGAAAAAGAAAATATCCTATATAGAGCTGCATATTACAATCATCCATGCGCTATATGGTGTAGAATGAATAAAGATAATTATAGGTGGCTATTACATTTGTGGTGTGCTCTTTGTAAAGAATACACTAAAAGATATGACAAAGTCCACGATACTTATAAAAAACTTATTCAGCATATTTATCAGTTTCCTAAAAATATCGAGATAGGTAACTTTACGCAACCGCCTCAATGTATGCCAGACGAATGTAAAAGAAAAGATACTGTTGATGCTTATCGAACTTTTTACATGGCTCATAAGAAAGAGTTTGCTACATGGAAAAATCAAGTACCTGAGTGGTATAAATAATCTGTACAAAACGATAAAAATGTGTTAGCCCTAACATAAATGTTAGTGTTTTTTCAATTTAGGCGCTACGGATACTACGCTAAAGGCCTAGTTGAAAGCGATAACCTTGATAAAGCTGTAAAGGCTCTTTGGAATGAGCCAATTACAACTTTTAGGTGGGAAGATATGACTAACTATCTTCCTGATAACATAAACACACTAACAGTGGAGGAATGGCATGAGCAGTCTGGAACAAAAATTGAGCCAGAAGCGAAACCTTGAAGCCAAATGGGCTTCTGAATTACTAGCTAATGGCTCGGTAACAATAGAGATGGTGCAAATTCAAAGAAAAATTAATGAAGTTGCACAAGATATAAAGAAAGACACAGAACAAGAAACATAGTTTTTGTTGTACTTTCGTAGACATTTGGAATAGTGTAAGCTATGGCAAAGATACCTACGTCACGTTTAAATACTGCACCAGTAAATTACAATAAAACTGACTTTGATCAAGTTATTGAAGATTTACAAGATATGATTAAAATTTTAAATACAACTTTTCAAGAAGATCAATCTAATGAAGAAGAAAGAAAGACTTGGTTTTTAGGTAATTAAATGGCTAATATTTTTAAAAATGAAATGTTTAGTTTAGCCAACACAGGAGCTAATCTCATATACACAACACCTTCTGATAGTAGAGCATTGATCAAGACTGTTCAAATAACTAACTCCGGAGCTAACACTTTAGTAACATTAACTTCAAATAATTTAACAAATACATTTAATACTGCTATTGAAGAAATAAGCTCTAACACTCATAGTAATATGATTGATGGACCTTTGGTCCTTGAAGAAAGTCAAACATTATCTCTTACTGCAAATGTAGCAAACGCTGTTTCTGGTGTTCTTTCTGTTCTTGAAATAAATAGGAATGAATAGTACGATACTTGTACTTCCTTAAGAAAAATAGTATAAAAGAAAATATCTCCATGATATTTATATTTAAAGATTTTGTTTTTTTAATAATTATGCTAATTATATTATTCACGTTTTTCTAATATAGCAAATATATTTAAAAAAAATTAAATGAAAAAATATAAAAAGAGCCAATACCAATACCTTTTCGATTATTATTCAATTATACCAATGATTTTAACTGGTATTGGTACTATTTTTATGCCAATACCGCCAATACCCGAGGCTGCTCGCAAGGTTGATTTTCTTGTTTAATTTTATTAATTGGTTGCTTATATAGTAAATATAATAAATAAATATAGAAAGGAGAAAGTGTTATGTCTATTAACTTGGCTACAAAACCTAAGGTAACTCCTAAGACTAGAAAGTCAGAAGTAGTTAAACCTAAGGCTAAAGTAAAAAGTAAGGCTATGGATCCTAAACAATTTAAGGGTACATACAAGTACGATAGAGATGCTAAAATCCAAATCAAAGTTCCAAAAAATCCTAAAAGAGAAGGATCTGGTGGATACAAGAGATTTAGTCTATACAAAACTGGCATGAAAATTAGAGATTTTTTAAAAGCTGGTGGAAAGACTATTGATCTTGATTGGGATAGAGAAAGAGGATTTATTGCAATCGAAGTTATCGATGCTGCTGGTGCGCCTAATAAGACGCCTAAAGCAACTTACGATTTAAAATAGTTGTTTAATTATGACTATTTTAATTTATTCTATAATTATAGCCACAGAGTTTATTCTTTGTGGCTATAACCCTATAGGAAAGAAAGGAGTGTAGTAGGCGCTGATTACGCCAGTTTAAAACCAAGGTGTTAAAACCCTAGTGGAGTCCTGCCAGGTGCCTACTACTTAATTAAAAAGGAGAAAGTTATGTTGTTTGAGTTATTAATATTGGCTGGTTTATTTTGTATTTTTGTAGGTGTTCTTTTACTTGCAATTATAAACTGGCTAGAGGCAAGAGAAGAAAGAAAAACATCAGAAAGATTATCTCAATCTTTTAGAAAGGATAAAAATGTCAACTAGAGCATGTTACACATTTAAAGATAAAGATGGTGCATTTAGTGTTTACTATCATTACGATGGTTACCCTGCTAATGCTTTACAAATGATTAATAAAGCTAAAGAATCAGCTTGGCAATTTCCAAGATTTGAAGCTGACGAGTTTGCAGCATCTTTTTGCTATGTAGCTAAAGACGGAAGACCAGGTGGTGCTAGATTAACAGAAGGACCTCATCGACATGGAGACTTAGCATATAAGTATGATGTTTATTTTAAAAATAATGATCTTATGGTTAAAATATGGGAAGTAGATTTTCATGGCACTAAATTACTAGATCACAATAATATAAACGAATTATGGTCTAAATATGTTGCTTGAACTTTTTAGTTGTATTTAAATGAAATCTATTCTTTAATTTAAAATTATAAATAAAAAAAAGCTAAGGAGGCTTATGAGTAAAAAATGTGAAGGTGTTATTCGTTATAAAGACACCAGCAAAGTAGAGGGTTATCAAGATACTACAATCTTTATAACTGCTTATTGTTATGGTAAAACTTTTCATGATATCTATCAAGCATTTCACGAGCAACTATCTGTTATGTCAGACGGTCTTGGTAAACAAGAGAATGTTAAAGAAGTAGATGTTGAGGTTATTACTATACAAGAACAGGTAGGTTAATAATTTATTATTGTTTAATGTTGTTCTTCTTTCTATAATTTATAATTATAAATAAATATAGAAAGGAGAACTAATGGATATATCTAAAAAAACTTTAAAAGGTTACATCGTAAATAATTTAGATTTTCAACCAAAAAAAGCAATCGAAAACGATCCAGTATCGTACATTTCTTTTCCAGCTCGTTTCGATTTAGACTTTAATACAGATAAGTCTCAGTATCGAGCAATATCTATCTTTTTATTTAAAGAAGATGCGGTAGAACATTGCGATTTTATTAGTAGTAATTATGGTGAGACATGTGTAATTAAAGAAGTAGAAATCAACATTAAATAGATTTACATCAATTAATTAATCGCTATATTAGGATAAATATGGCGATAACTATTGACCAAATACATCAAACAAACGAGGCGACCTTATCCAGCATGGAAAAGAAGTTCTGTGAGGGTATAGCGAGTGGAAAAGGTAAGAGACAAGCGGCTGTTGACGCAGGTTACTCTGAAACTTCTGCACACGTACAAGCTGCCCGGAACTTAAAGAAAGATAAAATCCTCCAGTATATAGACAGATTGCGTGTTGACACTAGGCGCTTGACCAGTGAGTCTGTGTCAAAAGAGGTTGAAAAGCTAGATAAACTGTATGTTGATGCTTGTGGCAAGAAACAATATACAGCAGCAGTCAATGCGATAAGGTTGAAGTCTCAGCTATTAGGGTTCCTTGTTGAAAAGAAGGAAGTACAGCACTCAACACTAGACAGCATGGACGATGATGCTTTGGCCAAGTATCTAGAACAAATCAAATCAGAACATAAACTAGACTGACGGCGGTTGCTTGTTGTGGCAGGCGACTGTTGCTTGTTGTGGCATGAGCCTAGATGATCCTGCTTGATCCTAGTATCTAGTTGATCAGGGCTGATCAGCAAGGATCAAGTTAAATAAAAAAAATGAGGGATAGAGCTTTTTCCTCAAAAACAGAATAATAATCCGATTAGAATTAAAACGTATAAAAATGATATAAATAATTTATTATAATACTTATGTTACTTTATTTATTAAAAGATTTTATTTTTTTATTTTTTACGTTATCGATTTTGTTTACTTTGTTTTAAGAAGAACGAAACGAGAACGAGTGTTCTATCTTTGTTCTTTCTACTTACAAGCGAATACAACAGAAATTAATTATTTACTTTTATAAAAAAATTTTATAATTTTCGAATAGATTTAAAAATTAAATTTTCTAATAAATAGAAATCTTTTTAAATCTAGAAAGAAGAAAGACTATGACTACTAAGAAAAATATAATCGAAAATAAAATCGCTTTATCTTTTCGAGAGTTTAAAGATAAAAAAGTTTTATTTCGATTATTTAATAATAAACGAGATAAAACTAAGTCGTTTATTATTTACGAAAAAGCGAAATTTTCGACTACTATCGAAAAAGCTTTTAATAACGATTATCGAAAAGTTGATATCGAATACGATACTACTCGAAATAATAGATTTAAAAAAGTAAATCTATTAATCGATATTAACGGGTACTTAGATAAATCTAAAAAAGATTTATATATCGATTTAATAAATTCGAATAAAGAATTTATTAAGAAGAATAAAGTATCAAACGAGATAATCGAAAATATTAAATTCTTCGAAGAAAAAATAAAAAGTCTTTAATATTATTTAAATAATAAAACTAGCGTAATTAATTTTACGCTAGTTTTTTTTTATTCTTTTTTTCTCTCACTTTTTTTAAAAATTCGTATTAAGTTTAATTTATAAAATTTATATAAAGTTTGACGGTGATTTGCGGTTAGTCTTAGAGGTAGAGCTAGAGTTAGTGTAGAATGACTTATATGCGTATAAATATCTCTAGAAAAAAAATTTTTTTTATATTATATCTTTACAATGGCCTTTTTAAATAGTAGCATTCCACCAATATATTGTCAAATACGCAAGGAGTATTTATATGACCAACAAAAACATCATGGAGAAAGCGAAGATTGTGTTATCTTCGGTCTCACAAGTATACAGGGTCGTGGTATCCTTTTTAATATCATGTTACCGAACGGTGCGTGCTTTTGGCGGTTGCCAATTGCTGCCTTCTTTTCTGCGAAGATGGAAAGGCGAGAAGTGCCAGATATGCCAAACGACTTACTTGAGCTGTGGAATAGCTTTGATTATCATCACAGTGTTACTCATTTTTCTTTTTTATTAGGACAAAGAGCTAAATATTTTGGTAAAGATAAAAAACTTTATACAGGTGAGTATCTGTTTACTGTTGACTGGTGTCACCCTGACCCCAATCTTCTCGATACAGATCATTCTGAGATTCCTCAGGAGCATAAATGTGCTCATATATTGGAGCTTGACAACGGTAATTTCGCTGCTCAACCTAATAATAGGATACTATGGAATGTTAATTCGTTCACTACGAGAAGCGAAGTGCCAGACTACAAAGTCCAAACAAACGACTGGAATGTCGAAAACAAAGATTGGGTAACAGATGATACAGATAGATTTTTTTACGAGATAAAAGAAAAAGAATAGGAGTTGATACACGGCCGGGAGACTGGTGGTATCAGGGAGGAAGGCGGGCATATTTTTGTTTCATATTATAATTATTTGTGTACTGTGGATCCATGAATATATCTATACTTTTACCAACTCGTAAAAGATTGCCATTATTAAAAAAAGCTGTAGATTCATTAATCAATAATGCAAGAACCCCGGATAAGTTACAATTTTTATTTGGTGTAGATAAAGATGACTTAGAAAGTTTTAACTATCTTAAAGATTCAAAATATCCTAATCAGATTGCTTTACAATTTAGTCCGATAGGTTACGAAAATTTACATCGATATAATAATACATTAGCTCAATACTCTACTGGTAAATGGTTGATGTTCTTTAATGACGATGCTTTAATGTGTACTAAAAATTGGGATGATAAGATTATGGATTTTGAAGATCAGTTTTGTTTATTAAAGTTTAAAGAACAAACTGGACATCCTTATAGTATCTTTCCATGTTTTCCTAGAGATTGGTTTAGATGTTTAGATCATATTAGTCTACATGGTCAAAATGATGCGTGGCTCTCTGAAATTGCTTATGCGTTAGATATAATGGAGGAAGTTGATATTAATGTAATACATGATAGAGCAGATATTACTGGTAACAATAATGACGAAGTATTTAGAGCTAGAAAATACAAAGAAGGTAATCCTCAAGAAAAAGGAGACCTACATCATCAAGAAATGGTTAATTTAAGATTAGCAGAAGCTTCAAAATTAGCATGGTTTCTCGATAGAATAGGACAACCATCAAAAGCTTGGCAAGAAGTTATCTTGAAAAAAAGAGAACCATTTTTTTTACTTTCACAAAAATTTAAGTTATATAAAGAAAGTGGTGGATTAGGAATGGGTCAACAAAATGCAAGAAGTCCAAATCAAAGAGAAATTAAAGTCAGCTATTCAGATATACCAAAAGACACGTGATAAACGTGCGGGTGAATTAATAGAACATTTAAATAATTTATTATCTACTTATAAAGCTCGTAATAATTTTTTGGCTTACGCTAAACATATG